GGCTCGGAGATGTGTATAAGAGACAGTTGCATGCCATTGCATTATGTTGTGCAATATTTGAACTGAGTTGTGCAATTTATGTATATTTGCACAACCGATATAACAGAGAATATATGACTACAGTAAAAGCATTTATAAGAACTGGGAAGAAAGATAAAGAGGTAAATGTCAGATTTCGATTATCTGATGGACGCAATGTACAGTTATTCCACAAATCAGATATTATGGTCTCTCCTACTCTTTGGGATGCCAAGACTGAAAAATATAAGGCTAAAAGTATTATAAAGTTAGACATAAGAACATCATTTAACACATCTATTGAAGAACGGAAGAATCTAATTTTATCCATTTATGGGAGCAACAAAGAATTAACCAGTGAAAAACTGGAAATCTTAATAGACCAGCACTTACATCCTGAAAAATATAACATCAGCAGTGAAGAGGAATCCATGTGTAGTATGTTCCAACGCTATGTTGACGGATGGCTAAATGCAGGTGTAATAGGTCCCGGCAGAAAGAAACATTACGATGTAGTGATAAGGGAACTGACTCGATTCCTTATTATCAATGGCATTGACGGGTTGCCGGTCAATGAATTCAATAAGGAACATATTCTAAATTTTCGTGATTTTCTACGCAAAGAATACACTCTGGTTGAAAAATTTCCAGAACTGTACGCAGAAATGAATAAGCGGAATATACCATCAAAGGAAAGAAGCCAGAATACAATTGCTGAGAAACTTTTATTGTTACAAGCATTTATGGTGGAGCTTGAAAGTAATGATGTTATTCCCGTATCTCCTTTCCGCAAGATAGGAAAAGAAAAAGAGTCCATTATGAAGCAACAATATGACGAGCCTTTCTTTCTCACCAAAACAGAATTCAATGAAGTTGTCCACAAAGAATGTCCCGAAACATTGCAGCGAGTAAAAGATGTATTCGTTGTTCAATGTTGTTTCGGTTGCCGTATAGGTGATTTCAGACGATTCACTTTTGATAATATCAGCATTGAAGAAGGAATACCTTACATTCATTATTTACCTCAAAAAACACACAAGGATGGACTTATACGCACTGAGATAAAAACTCCCATCATTCGTATTGCTTATGATATTATTATGAAGTATAAAGGTAGGCTACCAAGCAATGCTTTGTTACCCTATTATCCTGATGGCAATGGTGAAACCGGGTACAATTATCAAATAAAAAAACTACTTGAATACTGTGAGATTAGCCGGAAAGTGGCAATGTTTAGTGCGGCATTGGGAACAAATGAATACAAATCCATATATGAGATTGCAAGCAGTAAACTTGCCCGTAAAACTCATGTAGATTTAATGAATAAAGTTCAGATAGATAAATACGCAGCAGGCCTTCATGCAAAAGGCAGTGGAGCCGTAGACAGATATACTGGATTAGGTATAAAAGAACGTTTTATTTTAATGTGTGCGGCTTTTGGCTGTAATCAGTATGAAGTTGACGATGATTTATCTGTAATGGAATAGGCTCACTTAGTATCTCATATTGATACTCTGTTATTTGACACCATCCCCGTAGTTGAGCCGCTACGGGGATTTTTACTGAAAAAGAAGCGATTCATTCAACTGCCTTTTCCACAATCTCCATCACTACATGGCTTGACTCCAACCAGAACCAATACCACAACCAAAGCATAATCCCACCCAACCAAACAAAAGCCACATCAATATAGTACAAATTTAATATCCTGCTAACCAATACACATAAGAGTTCTCCGCAAAGCACATAGGCAGCAACCATAGTAACAAGCTGGTCATTGGCAACAGTTATCAAAACCAGAATGCCTATAACGGGAAGAAGGGAAATACAATCAATTAGAAGTTGTTGTTTGTCATTCATAATACAATAGGGATTAGAATACAAATATAAACATTATTTTGTATAAAACAACCCTCTATAATAGGAATTTCTGACAAAAAAGAAACGAACTATTATTACAATATAAACAAAAAGAGCGACTATTCAGCCGCCCCTTTCGCATTAACGAGATAGACATAAAAGTATCTCAAATCATCTCTGTAGATGGATGCCGAACCACTACAGAGTTTCCATTCATTCTACAGTTTCTCCTTTTTCATTCAGAAGTACCGTCACTTCTTCAGTGGATTGATTTTCCTTGGTGATGGTCAACACAACCTTATAAATCTTACCGGTTTCTTTCTCGGAAATGAAAGCCTCCTTTATTACAGCCCCCTCATAGTCCTTAGCCAAGACATTCATAACTGCCTGAGGCAAGTCTTTTACTTCCACTTTTGTGAACTCATCCTGAGGATTTTGCTGAGTTTGCTCTACAGACTGTGTTCCAGAAACCACGTAAGCAAATGCTACTGAACTGCCTAATCCCATAACCATTGCTAATGCTACCAATACTTTTTTCATAATCGTAAGTTTTAAGTAAATAAATATAGTTTTTGTATTAACTATAGGACAAACGATATGCCATGATGTACATAAGTACATAATACATTATACATCAGCATATTATAAAAACAAGAAGGAATAATTATGTGTGGAAATATGTGGAACTGAGTACCACACATGGGGAATAATTACACAATATGGATTACTTAATTCCTGGGAAATGGAACAAGGCAGCTGAATAAGCTGCCCCTTCTATAAAACAGTCAACAAACAGACATTCACTAATCAAATGACATAAACATAAGCATAAATAACCCGGCTAAAGCCATAGCAAATGCAATTACCATACAAAACTCTTTTTTCATAACTAATAATTTGGTTAAACACATATTTCCATCGCACGTTCAACAACGCACTCTTGTCTCCGACAAAACCTCAGCCGCATAAAAGCTGAGGTCCAGCATGTTCCTTTCAATATATACAATCAATTAGAGCACACAATGTTGGAACATTCTGCAAATCCAGTATAAAGAAACTGCAATGGCTGAAAGAAGGACTATACTAACACTATATACCGGATTCTACTATAAAGACAACTGCTTTTCTGAAATTCCCTACGTGATTTGAGAGAATTTTATAAAAGAAAGGGCACACAAACGAAAAAGCCCCGACGAAAGCCGGGATATGTCACCCACAATAGATATGAATTAATGCTGCTTAATATCGCATATATTCGCATTAACATACAGAGAGGTGTCAAAGATATGTTCTGCCTCACTTAATGCCACCTCTTTAGGCAATCGGGCTGTTTGTACCCATTCGATTATTGCCTTGACGGATTCCTCGTCGTAAGCATATTTACTTTCTTCTGCCATAGCTACTTTATATAATCATTTATAATTGAAAATACGCGTCGTTCGCCATATCAACGGCATCCTCCAGACTGCCGCCACTTTCTTCCACAAATGCGACTATCGCATTTATGAATTCATCAAAGGAGGCAACACCCTCACCCAAAGTCCTGGCATTGTATTCCTCCTCTGTAAAACCTATATTCTCTATCAATTCCGTTTTCATTGAAACAAGCAGATACCATTTCTTTTATAAATATGAAAAGCCCCGACGGAAGCCGGGGCCACTTATCAAATGAATGATAAGTAAAACTACTACAGCAACAAAGGTATGTTTTTTCTACCACATAAACAAATTATAACTCACCCCACCACCGACATAAAAACCACCCGGATAGCCATATCCAGCCTGCAAACCAAAGCCCCACCGCTTTTTCTTTGGCTTGACAACCACCGGATGATAGATATCATTCGTCACCGTCTGATAAACCGTTCTCGGATACACAGTCATACTATCCAGCCGAGGGTCTACATATCCACTTACCACAGCACGATACGAACTATCTCTATATACTACTTGCTTACGATGAAGCAAGGTATCACCTATCCGTGTCGTATCATCCGGCACGAAACGCCAGAACACAGCCATCGGCGCAGAGATAAGCATCGTATCTACCTTGACAACCGTCTTTATCTTCGTCTCTACACGAACTTCTGCCGGAGACTGCTCATGCGGACGGAACCAAGCCGCCACACAAGCTATAAGCAGCAGTACAATTAATATCCACGGTAACTTTTTCATTCCTCGAACCTCAAATCGTTAATCCGATTCATCCACCCCCGTTTGAATTTATTGTTCGCCGGACGCTTTTTGCATATATCCTCGATGAAATCGAACCGTGCAATCTTAATCATGTCGAACAACTCACGCGGGTTCCTGGCATTCACCGCAGCAATGGTCTTGGGACCTACTATTCCATCCACTGTTACACCAAGCAAACGTTGAGGTATCTTTATCCCATGCGCACCGGATGCCCACACCCAATCAACCAATATATTAGCAACTGATTGCGATTTAATATCGTCAGCTTTCCATCTGTCCCAATAATGCGGCTTGAGCACCCGGTTAACGACATCCTCACGGGTAAGCAGATGCAGGTCATCCACGTCTATATCACCATCACCATCTTTATCATATCCTACTTGTTTCCAAGTGGAAATAGTAACCCCCATATTCGTAGCCCCTCCCAAATCGTCAGGGTCATTTACAAAACCGCCTTCCCATTTGAAAATCCACGGCGCTAATTTATACACATTCGCCATTCTTATTTTCCTCCTTGATTTTTGGTTTTACATAAAAATACAATATATTTGCAAACGCCTTTGTTTAAACTTTAAGTTGTGTAGTATTAAGGGAAAGGGAGCCGTTGTGAAACACCTTCCTTTCCGCGAATCAGTAGCCGTTTTGCGGTTCTCTGTCACCGCATTTCTTCCTCTCACACCGTTTAAGCGCCAGTTCCAGTTTTAAGTCAGAATTAGCCTCCTTCAGTGTAAATAACTCATCCTGCACCTTACGGAGCCGGTCTGTCTGCTCCACAAACCGCTGTTCCTTCTCCGAAAGCTGCTTCTGCAGGAACTCGTTGTACTCCCGTAATGCCTTGAACTCCTCGACATCAGCATGCGCGTCCTCAATACGCGCGTTGGTCTTACGGGACATCCACCACTTGATAAGCTGCTTGATGCCCTCGATGCCACCGAGGGCGGTCATCAACATAACCCAATCATTCATATCCATTTCACCAATTCATTTAATAATCTACTAATAACCATTTCTTTGTCCGACACCGCACAAATGTACATCAGACGAAATCAAACAAGTTGTTGAATTACAATTTTCCACTGACATTCCGTGACAGCAAAAGTAATTGCTTCCACAACCTTGAAAAAGGACATAAAAAAAGAGCTCGATGACAACATAAGTTGCCACTAAGCTCTTGGTTATGAGGCAAAGATACTAATAAATAATGTAAAGCAAAACTCCTATGAGATATTTTTACCAGAGTATCTACCAAGACACGGTGGATGCACTGAGGGAAATTTTCAACCGGCTTAATCTCATCATTGACGGAATCGCTTGCGTGAGAATAGCTGACCCGGAAATATTGAGAATCTTGAAAGAGAAGCTGGATGTAGATAACATTGGTGCAATTAGTGAAGAGTATATAAAGAATCAGATTTCCATTACCAATGCGTGGTTCCAAGCAAACAAGTCAATCAAGACATTCGATGAATTTGGATTGATGAATGCCACGTTCGGAAGCGATGACATATTCGGGGATTGTTCTTCTTTGGAAAGCATTAGAATTCCTCATTCTATAGATAGCATACCGATTGGTTGTTTCAAGGGATGCGTTAAACTGAACAATGTTGTTCTACCGAAAGGGATAACCTTTATTCTGGCAGATTCATTTTCAGGCTGTTCTGCATTGAAAGAAATTTCTATTCTTGATACAGTAACACAAATAGAGGCAGGAGCATTCATGGGTACAAAACTTGAGAAGGTGGATTTACCTGAAAGTGTAACCGGCATAGGTTCGTCTGTATTCAATGGCTTGACTTCTTTGAAAATCATGATAATCAGGGGGCACGTAGTGAGAGGTGATGCTCCCAAAAACAACCTGTTCAAATGCTGGGAAAATTGTACGGGGTTGGAATCATTCGTCATGATGTCAGAAGCGCCTATGGAATTTGGATTCTGGATGATGAATGGCACTACATGCACAGTATATGTACCGGACACAGCAGTAAATACATATAAAGCAGCAAACGGTTGGAGTAGTTTGGCCAGTAGAATTCGACCGTTATCAGAGTATAAGGGTGAATTATAATAGAAAATTATACTGCGGTATCAAATTGGTAGAACCACTATTGGAACTCCCGGAACACTACGAAGAAGTGGATATGCCGGAGGGCTTTTCAGAGGAAATGCCACCAGAATAGCCTGAAAAGAACGGCGGAGAGAAAGTTTCTCCGCCGTTCTACTAATTTTCTACCATTTCACTTATTGGACGAATATATGCCGCCCACTTGCTCCAACCGGAAGCTGTCTTGTATGCACTAACTGATGTGTCCGGAACATAAATGTTGGGAATCTGGGGAGCATTGAGCAGTGTCCAGTAATCGGTCGACGGAGGTGTTGATGTTCGTATTATCAGGGTCTTTAACAGAGGACAATTCCCCATACCGGTCACCGACACGGCATTTTCCCCGATTTCCACACGGGTCAGTCGTGGCATATCCCCCAATCCGCTAATTGCTGTGACATGGGGCGGATATACGAATTCCGAAATTCCGGTGCCGCCGAAAGCGCCAGACTCAATAGTTGTCACTGTGTCAGGAATGGAAATTTCTTTCAACGCCCCACAATTGTAGAAAGCCTGCTTTGAAATAGTGTCGCACCCATTGCCTATTATGCATCTTTCCAGAGAGACGCATCCGTAAAAGTATTGGTATCTGATATTCCTGTTTTCCGGCAATTCGATACTTTGCAAAGACGTACATCCGGTAAACAGATTATTGGACGAGGTGGTGAAATTTAGCCACTTGAACTCATTGAACGAGACAATCCGCGTATTGTTTGCAAATGTGCCGGCATTGATTACCTGTTGAACGGCCGCTTCCTCTTCCGTTATATAGCCGTCCTTGTCGGCATCCCATATGCCAAGGCAGATGCGCCGGGCTTCCGCGTCCTTGAAATGAATGGCCGCTTCACCGACAAGTACCAGATTCAGTCTGTTGAATACACTTCTCAGTGCATCCACCGTGTCCTGGTAGTACTTGGAATGCACAGTAATGGTGCCTTCCAGTACCGGTATCGGGTCTTCGCCGGACAGTCCCTCGGCTGACAAGCCGGAGTAGCTGCCGTCGGAGAGGCGGGCGAGCATGTCGAGTGCGTCGGCCGTGTAATACTCCTCATTGAAACCTATTGCGCGGATATGTTTCAGCGCGTGGGCATCACCCTGCGGTTGCTGTGCCTCGATGACGTCAGACAGCAGTTTCATGGGCTGCAGCAAAGGACAGTTCTCCACCCAGAAGTCTGTCACATTCGGGGCGCACTGGCCGATGCGCAATCCACCGGTGGACAGCAGGGGGAAGTTCCTGAAGCCGATGTACTTGTTGTTTGCCGGATACTCGATGACTTCAAGACTGCCGCCTTCCGGAACCTTAATCTGGCTGAGATTGGTTCCGTCCGCATATATCTCACGGATATTCTGGCAGGCGCTCAGGTCAAGAGTACCCTGCAAGGTGGCAATGTTTGACAACAGGACTTTCTGTAGGCTGCCGCAGTCGGCAAGGGTAAGCCCGGTGATGGTGATGATGACGTTTTCGGTCTTGCTGCCCAGGATGAGCTCCGTCAGGCGCCGGCCACGGACCACCATGGTGCCGCTGACGTTCTTCCGGTGCCAGTCGCCGATGGAGAGCAGCCAGCTCGCCGCCTGGATGGCGTTCTGCTGGTCGGCAGAGCCGCCGAGGTCGATGGTCATCCGGCACACTTCACCGGCCTTGGTCCTTGCGCCCTGCACGATGCTGGTACCGTTTGCAATGGCCGGGTACATGTCGAATGCCGGGGTTATCTCGTAATCTATCAGGTCGCCTGCTGCACGCACGATGATGGTGTCCGTTCCGCTGTTTGAAAACAGACCGTAGCTGTATTTCGACATGATGTACATGATGCGCTTCTTCACCCAGGCGGTTTCGGCAGAGCAGAAGTCGCCATGCGATTGGGTGATAGGGTCGGTGTCGTTGGTATAAGAGCCGCTGTTGTAGGCTATCTTGGCTATCTCGTAGCGTTTGGCATCGGCGTTGACCAGCGTGGCCGGGAAATAGTTCTTGATGCCGAGATAATACTTCTTGTAGAAGGCATATACCTTGTCATAGGGAGTGCCCGAGGATTGTCCGCACAGGCTTTCCATGGCACTGAGCATCTTCCGCATGCCTGCCGCAATCTCGGCGCTGAATGCCAGTTCGAGCATGTTCCAGAATACGGATGTCTCGCCGTTCCAGATGGGCTGGCCGTTACTGTAAACATCGTGCATCTCGCAGTGGTAGGGCTTGCGGTCCTGACCCTGGTTGTCTATCGGGAAGATGGTGTCGGCATCGTCCAGGCGCCACCGCCACTTGCTGCCGGTAGTGCAGAAGTTATACGGATAGGTGTTCTTCGCCCGCTGGTCGGTTCCGGCCGTAAACTCCACGAAATTATGATGGAATACGGCGTCGCTGATGTCGAAGCAGTCGGGGATGGTAGCCCGGAAAAGCTGCTTCCTCGCATTGACGAACAGTTCATTCAGCTGGTCGGCCGTGAAGGCTGATAAATCACTGCTTAAATACTCTTTGAGCTGTGTCTTAAGGTTAATCTGCCCGGCCCCGATGTCCGAAGGGATGAATTTCCCTTCCGCCGCCTCATAGTAGTACAGATTGTAGAGGTCGGCATCGCCGGTCTTGGCAATCCAGTACTCATACCCCGTGCTCCGATATTCCGCAACAGAAGCATTCAGCTCCGCCAGCGTGCCGCCAAACGGACGGATGCGGTTGTTGCAGACATATACGGCGTTATAGGAATCTATCCACCTCTGCGCAGAGAGCGGTTCGGTCTCGTCGGCATTCAGCTCTCCGGCGTCGAAGTCCCAGCAATTGGTATCATTATATTGGAAGGCTTCCTCATCGGCATTGTACGCCCAGTATGACTTGCCGCGGTTCCAGGGCACACGGAACAGTGCCCCCAGCGGTGCGTTGTCCGAGCCCTCTACAGAGAGAAGTTCCGGGAAAGCCTCCGTATCATAACCGAAACAAAGGTCATCTCCCTTGTCCGGGCCGAACGTAAATTCTCCCATGCAAGTATATACATCCTGCCCTTCCTCGTTCACGGACTTCGAGAAGCCGATGAACGGTTCCTGATAGACGGCCACACGTATCTTCGGGTCGGCAGCCATCGCCTCGTTCTTCATGCCTGTCTCCTTGAAGAGGGCATCGTAGGCACCCACGCTGCCTGCCTTGTGGTCCTGCATGGAGCTCGCCCAGTTCTTCTTGGCGGTCAGGCGCCCGGACTTCGGAACGTTGTCGTACATCAGCACACAGTTCTTGTCCGTGGTACCGTCGGCATAGGTCGCGATGGAGGCTATCTTGTTTCCATCAGCGTCCTTCAGCCCTTTCATCTTAAATCTAATATTCCACTCCAGGTATTTTTTGGAAGATGTACCCTGGCCTTCCACCAGCAGATTGGTAAGCGTGAAGTTCCTCTCCGGCTTGTCCTTGAAGAAGACTTCCAGATTACCCGCCACGCCCGAAGGGTTCATCAGGTTCGGGAAAGGCTTGTCTACCACAAACACGTTGTACAGCAGCTTCGTGGCATTGAAGTCGATATTCACACCCTCACCGTCCAGCACGAGGTTGACGTTTTTCTCCGCAAGCTTCTCGTCGGTGGTCACCAGCTGGTTGATATAGTTCTTCTGTACGGCTTCCGAAGGCAATGCACTGTCGTAGACACGCAGCCCGTACAGGTAGAGGTTGGCATAATCGCTACCCAGCACAATCTTGCCGTCATTGCGGAAGTAGTCGTTGTTCTCGTAGGCATACTGCCGGTTCTTCTTGCCGTTGATGTAGATGGCCACAATGTTGAACCCTGCATTCCCGTAGGCATCGGGCATCACGACTACTGTCAGGCGGATACGCACACCGTTGTCTATAGGTACGTCCTGCGTCGAGCTCTCCTGCATGGACTGGGAGAAGAAGGATACGTTCTCGCCCGACACGCGCAGGCCTACGTTGTTATCCGCAATGGTGATGATGTCCTTGCTGGCATCCGAGGGATTCTCCACCTTGAAGTCGATTTCGATGGTCTTGCCCCGGCGGGCGGCTTCCGTGGCGAAGGGGCGGTAGTCTATCACGGCCCTGCTGCGGGCGAATATCTTCAGTGCCTTCACTCCGTCGGCGTCAGCCGCCCATCCGTCGTTGCTCCAGTTCAGGTTGCTCCACTCTACCGGTACGGCCGTCTTGTCCACCTCGTTGATGACGCTCCTGTAATTCGTCTGCGAGTTGGCACGGGTCCGAGGATTGATATAGAGTGCGGCGCCTGCCGTAGCCGAATAGCCCAGCGAGTTGTTCACCGGCAGGGCAATGGGTTCCGTCAAGGCATCCGCACTGTCCGTCACGCCGACTGTGACGCCGAAGTCGGCATCGTCATCCGTCTCCACCTCCATCGGGTAGGTGAAGGTGTTCCTTGCGTTCGCCACGATGGCGTCATTCTCGGAACTGTACACCTCCATGCCGCCTCTGGTGATGGAGAACCTTGCCTCGGTCAGTGCGGACGGACCGTCGTAGATGGCGTAGTCGAACACCGTGTTGTCCTGCCAGTTGGTGAGCTGTTCCGCCACGTTGTTCACGCACATAAGCTTCACGGCTTCGCTGGCCGTACGGATGCACATGATGTTGACCGATACGGATTTTGTCTGGATGGTATTGTCGGAGTTGGAAAGATAGAAACTCACGTTGTATACGCCCGTCGCTCCCGGATGCTCCAGCAAGTAGATATACGGAGTATCCAGATACACGGCTGTGCCTATCGCCTTGTCGTAGCTCTGGCTGTAGCCGTCGCCGGTGACGGTCAAGTGCAGCGTCTTGTTGATGTTGCCGTTGATTATCATCGGGATGTTGATGTCTCCGGAGAACGCCGTCCACCAGGCGAAGTTCGGGGCGCTGATGCCCAATGACGTGAGTTGCACGTTGTACGTCACCGGTGCGGTGGTCTTGTCGGTATTCTCCCCCTTGATGGAAATCTTCACGCTGTTGCTTCCTGATGACAGCCATTCGGCTATGTCCTGCCTGATGGATACGCCCGAAGAGACTTCCATCTGTTTCACCACGGTGAAGTCGGCATACTTGGCGCTCTTCATCATGATGGTGCACAGGCCGAGTTCTCCGGTAGACTTGTAGGGTTCGTCCAGGCTGTCGCGGTACTGCGAGACGAACGTAAAGTCAAGCACGCACTCCTCGCCGTACTGGGTGGCGAAGCCGAGCGAGGCCATGTTGTTCCGGACATATACGCTGTACATGGTTCCGGCACCTCCGGCCAGTTCGCGCACAGTCTGTTCAAGCGTCGCACCCGCCGCCCCGTCGAAGGCCGTACCCGGGTCGGTGCCGATGACAAGCTGCGCATTCCTCACTTCCTGCAGGGCGTTTTTCAAGCTCTGCATCGCCGCCTTGTTCGTCTCGAGGCTGTTGTCATTAACGCACTTGGCGAACTCGTTAATCTTTCCGACAAGCTCGTTCAGTTCCTCGGCCTTGAGGATGTTGCCACGAACGAAGTTTCTGTTTAATTTATCCATAACCTATCCTAATATATCGTTGTCATCAAGCCTGCTTGAGTCCAGTATGAAGTCTACAATCTCAATAACCTTGCCGCCACGCGCGGCAAGGGCGTGCATTATCAGGTTCGTCTCGAGCATGCCCGTGTCGGCCATGTCACTCTCGATACGGCTGATGACCGCATTCGTGGCACCTCCATCGTCACCGGTCACGCGCTTGCTCAAAACGAACCTGATGTAGCCCATGTCACTTGACGTTCAGTTGGTTGATAATTTCACGCTTCACTGCGGCTATGAGCCGGGAGTTCTTGACTACAAGCTCAAGGGCCTTGCTGTATCGTTCAGGAATCTCCACTGCATCCTTTGAATAGTAGATGCTTTTAGCTAAGTCCTCAAAGCCTATGTCCAGCAGGATACTGCCGTTGTACATCATTTCATTGCCGACGGTTTCCGCGGCGTCGAAGGTCTGTCTGCCGCCCTCGAATGAGGTCTGTGCCTCGATTTTCTTAAAGTTGATTTTCATCTGATTCTTGCTATATTACTTGTTTTTCATATTTCTACCCAAGTACTTCCACCATCAGAAGTCTTGAATACGCCTGAGTTGGATATTTTTAAACCGTGTCTTCCAGCTACGACATTCATTACATCATAAAAACGTCCGCCGGAGGAATCCTCCACGGTGACAAAAAGTCCGTCTGCACCAATATCCACATCGTAAGATGCGAATTGTGGCCCTCCTGCATGATTATACTGAATACCCTTAGAAAAATGCAAGCCGGAATTTGACAGCTTCATTGCCGGAATATCAATCGGATGCCAACCGGAAATATAGGAACCAAGACCTTCGTTGGTTATTTTGATACCCCCGATTGTACCGCTTATGGCTTCAATAGCCCCATTCTCTAATATCTTGAAATAACTGTTTGCCGTAACAATTCCTTCAAGACGTATCTGGTCGGCGCTCACCAGCGCATTGCTCTGGAACCTCCCGTCGGGCAGCTCGGTAACGAAAGCGGCTATATACGATTTCTTTACATAACCATCCGAAGCGGTTTTCTCTGCAAACATCTGCACAAGGTTTGATTCGGTGATGAGCCCCGACTTGTCGATGTTCGTGATATGCCCCGCCGCATCAAAACTCACCTTTTTAGACAGCAGCGAGTTGAAATCAGCCGTCGTCACCAGCCCGGAAGTGTTGATGTTCGTGATGTTTCCGGAGCCGTCGAAGTGGATGCCTTCAACCAGCGCGGCGATGGAGTCCTTTGTCACCTGGATGGCCGCCGTGTTCTCATCAGCCGTATCCTGCGCCCCCCGGGCAAGACAATAAGCGTCCCGGGCATCGCTGATACCCTGGTTGGCAAGCCTCGTAGCCTCGGCAATGCCATTTTCCGAATCCGTCACCGCAACCGTGATGCGGTCCCCCAGGTTCTCGATATAGGCAGTAGTTGCCGTGGAAGAAGGTTTCCAATGGCTGATGCTGAATGCTGCTCCTGCCGCCTTCGCAGTCTTGCATACGAGAGCATCATTCTTGTAAATAGTGGTGCCGTCATTGTACGTCGCGTTCACCCACATGTCTCCCACGTCGTAGGCATCTGCCACAGTGGGCTGCTGGGCAAATATACGCCGCTTGCTGTCCGCGGTGTCCTGGGCTCTGGCGGCATCCTCAAGGGCTTTCAGTGTCAAATGGTCGGTGATTTCTTCCCAAGCACCCGACTCGAACCGGTAGCCCTGCCCGGTAGCGGTGTTGTAGAACAGGTCCTGGTCGTGCATGGCCTTCAGCTCCGCAGTCGTCCATTCCGAAGCGGGAATGTTACTCAATGTAGGCTCATAGTCATAGAACCACATCGTGTACTCCTTGTCCGTCTGCTGCTTGATAATGTCGAGATTTACCTGCATGTCGTCAAGGGTCTTGTCCATGTCCTTACCCGTGGCCTGGTTGATAAACCTGGCGGTAATCTCGCTGAGCACCGTATTGAAGTCAATCAACGGTTCGGGCATCGTGTACGAGTTTATCCCATTGTATATGCGCACATAAGGCCCTCCGGCGGTAACGCTGTCCCATACAATGGCACCCTGTCGGCCCGTGTCCGTCCGGTTGCCGAGCTGCACGATGCTGTCTCCGGCAAGCGGGATGTCGCTGCCCGATGCACAGTCGTCCTTGGAGAGGTCTATGTAGTCGTCTCCCGTACCCGTCACGAGCCGCCAGTAGTAGTGGTTGCCCGATTTCAGGTTGAACGTCTCGCAGATGGCCTGGTCATCCTCCTGGAAGGTGTTGTACACGGTACGCCCCTCCGAATCAGTGGTCTTGAAATAGCAGCGCCAGTATGTGCCCTTGTCCTCCACGCGGTTGCAGATGATGCCGCCGCCGGTATTGTACTGCCTGCCCCCGACATAGGTGGACTGCTGCACCTGGATGTCCTCCACGCTCAGCTTCTTCCGGATGTCCACAAAGTCGATGTCGAGATGGTAGTTGCCGTCCGCGTCCCGGTAGATGCCGAAACCTGAGCCTCCGGCTGAGAAGTTCTCCGACACGAGGTCTTTCAGCAGCATGATTTCGTTCAGCGTTGCCGTGCCCTTCACGTTGATGCCCTCGATGAAGGTCATCAGTTTCTCGATGGTCTCGGCGATGTCCTTGCGCACGTAGCGGTCGTCGTTGTCGTTCTTGCTGCCTATAGGGTCAAGCTTGAAGTGCCTCTTCCCGTCGGTCTCCGGTATGCTGTCGTCCTTCGACAGCTTGTAGACGGCACCCCCGTTCTCAAGGGTCGACACGAGCTGTCCCGCATAGGGGAAATAGGCTTCGGCGTCGGTGTTCCTCGCGTATACGCGTGCGTCCTCTATGGTATCGAATACAGACGAGCTGTCGATAGGCCGGTACGTTGTCCTCTTGTATTGCAGCGCGAAGCTGCTTCCGTTTATCTTTACCATGTCAACTCGTTTTGAATGTGAATGTATCGGCATCGTTCGTGCCGTCGGTCCGTATCACCCACATGCGGTAATCCGTTGCCTGGCTTCCGTTAGCGCCTTCCACAGAGATGGAAGTGGGGCCGCTGCACACTCCGGTGTCTTCGATAAAATTACCGGGATATGCGGTCAGGGTGAGCTCGCTCACGGTTCCCTCAGGTATGCAGATTACGATTGTCTTCCACCGGCCGGCACTGAACTTGTAGCTGCCGGAGCCGGTGTACATGCCGCTTGATGACAACCCTCTGACTTGCGCTGAGGTTGTGGGAATAGAATCCACCACTCCGGCAAACCATTTGCGACGCACGTTTACGCTGATTTTGTCGGTAAGTGTTACAGCAGGAAGACTTCCATTTTGGGAAAATGATACGGAGGCAAGGTATGATTCGTTTTCCGTATACACGCCTGACAACTCCCTGACAGCCGTCCTTACCCCATTCATTTCAGCTCCGAATACAAGCAGATTCTCTTCCTTGTTATCAAAAAAAGCCTTGGTTATATCCCCATTCCCGTTTTTTGCCGCTTCATACGTTATTTTACCTTTATTAGAGCCGAACTCCATATCGTTAGCCGTAGAAAGTTTGCTTTTCAGTTCCGCGCCTTGTTCTTTAAACAGCATATTTCTAATGATATTCTCCCAGCTTGTCCCTTTCATGATTACATCGCCTTGTTTGTAATAGCCGACACTGGCAGTAGTTACCTGTATGTTCCCACTTGTTTCCTGGCTTGTAACGCTGTTTGAAAGTTTCTTGACAATGGAATCCAAAGAGGACTGGTTGTAAAGCTGCCCTTTCAAGGTAATGCTCTCTATTTTGCTTTCCAGTTCCCCGATACGTGAATAAGCAGCGGTTTCCCCGACAGTATATATAGGGGAATCATAAGGCAGGTCAAGGTTGAATTCAAATCCGATAATCCTTGACTGCCTTCCGTTCTCGAAATAGGCCTTGTTGATAAGATTGACCTTTTGACCGATGCTGTAGAGATTGTGCACTCCGTCCTCACTGTATGCGACATCCGACATCATCGTGCAGCCATAAGTACTCGGGTCCATTCTGGACTTTTCAACATGCTTTTCAGCTTCAGTTTTCAATTCCTGTTCGGCGGTAGATACAAGTCCTAATTCGGCTATCTTCGTACTGTCCCATCCGTATAATACATAAGTGTCACCTGCTTTAGGCTTGACCACATTGTCCGGAAGTTTGCGCCCGTAGTCTTCATTGGCGACAATCTCCCATAACTGCGCATCCACATTCCATGTACCGTCCTCATTCTTTTCTCCCTTTTCAAGCGGATTGAATTTGACGGCAAAGTCCATTCCGTTAAGGCTTCCTGATTGAAACACTACATGGAGTTCTTCACCTTCAAGTACGTAATCATACGAGAAATTGATACCTGTGTCAGTAAACCTGTAGAATGTTTCTGTAGTCTCGGTCCCATCTTCATTGTCAACCGTATCTTCATAGCTGGAGACTGCTGTAATCGTTCCTGTACGTCTAGGGTAGATGCTATCAAAGACAACCACCTGCTCGACGGCTTCCTCGGTAGTCATGTTAGGATAGGCGTCAATATACGGAATGCCGGAAGGAAGCATGAGCCTTCTTTGAACCACGCCATTGACTACCACCGACTCATCAACCGGGCGGTAGTTTGCCGGGATGTTTCTTGTAGAACCGAAAGCATAGATTCTCGTTGCGTAGGTTGATTGTGAGTCGGAACGTGACATCTTATCCACATTCTTTCCTATCTCAAAGTTAACGGCATCGCCAAACTCGCACCTTCCGAAATGGATAATGTTCTCGGTTATCCAGCACTCGCAATCCCATTTCTTCGCCATAGAGAAGCATGCGTCAAGGATGTTGACGTTGTCGTAACTCATCAACTGAGCCTTATTTTCTACCGTACCGTCAATAGAGAAAACAAAATCCTGTCCTTTGTATTTGTAACCAAGAGCTTTTAAATTTCTAAGGACTATACCGGCTTGGACATCAAGTGAAGCGGTGAGATTCCAGGACGCTTCCTGCCCGGCCACTTCGGGGGTATATTTAAAGATTTTGTTTTTCCATTTCCAGTAGTGGGCGTCAAGCTGCAACTCATAGTCGTAGCCTGCGTTATCGGTGTTGAATACTGGCTTCTGCAAATCACACACCTCGAACAGCCCGAAGTCGCACTCCACGTATGAACCAAGTTTGAAGAATATAGGACTCTCCAAGGAGAACTTTAACGTGATGTAGTCCTCCTTCATAAGAGTAAACTTACGCTTGCAGCCTTCATTGGGAAGGGTAGTAAGCAGGATAGCACCGGATATGTCTTTGATGTCGATTTGTTCCACGTCTTCAAAGTTCGGAGATAAAAAAAAGAGTGCCCAATTTTGAGCACTCATATACGCAACAATCTCTCTATTGTTGGAATTTAATTTCTGTTTGCCGGATTCGGTTCGTTGAACTTGGCTGAAATTTTTCCGAAAGTTCGGTCTAAACTCTGTGCGTAAGTGACACTCTTGCCAGTATAAATAAGATGGTAAACTTCGCTACTATTAGCCGGGATTTGAATATCAATCTTGCCTTTATAAAGCTCATCGAAGAAAGCTTTTTTCTTTGATTGATAATCGGACTGGGAATTTCCTTCAATTGTAAAAGAAAGTGTTATTTCCCTCTCATCGACTTTAGGATTATTGATTATCACACGTTTTCCATGTTCTAACCGGGACTTATTCTCTATAAATTCTTTCATGAGTGATGATGCACCAAGTACATCAAGAAACCCATCTCCCATTCTCACACCCCATGTTGTATAAGCGTTTTCGCCATTAATTAATAATTCATTCATAGACTATAATTTTGCTGTATTCTTTTTAACTTCTGCTATATCTCTTTGCATCTGTTGAATAGGTTTGACGATTGCCCCTGTATTTTCTGAAATCTGTACCAATTCAAGATAGGATTGCGCTATCAAATCCCGCGTATCATCAGCAATATTTCTTGTTTCCGTATTTATGGAAAGTAGAGCATCTGCTTTTACTGTTAGTAGATTAAGTGATTGAGATTGAATGGTAGATTGATTCTTTATCTCTTCTCCTGCAATCTGCAATGCTGTAAACCTACCGCTTAATTCTCCTGCATCTTCATGTGTCATTTCAGTACCGAACCCTCTGGAAGTTGAAAGCTGGGATGTTGATTCTTGCGAAATCTTGTCATATCCGGTGGCTGCGGCAAGCTCGTCACGGAGCTTCATCGCTTCTTCAATGTAGCCCATATACTCGCTGTTCAACGCATTTCTTTCGGATTCCGTCAAAGAACCATCCTCCATACCCTTTGCAAACTTCTCATACCACTTCTTTAGCTTGTCCTGATAAAGTGTGCCTATCTGCTCGGAGAGCATAGCTTGCATGAAGTATTCCGAAACATCCTCGGCTGCATCTTTGGACGACGCTTTCATGTCCATAAGGGTATCTATGAAATTACTGTACACACCATCGAATGTGGTTTGTGTAAGCTGTTCGTTTATCTGATTATGGATTTCCTCAATACGTTCCTCCCCCTCGATAATCTTATCAAGATAATCTCTCACATCGCCATCTAATTTAGCCCAAAAAGTAGGTGCTTCTGACTTTAGTTTCTCCAACTGTTCAGTAGTCAGGTCAAACAATCCCGTCATGCGTCCGGTACCTATAAAATCCTTGGCGTCTTTGACAGACATATCGAGCGCTCTGGCGATGTCCTGCCAGTCGCTTGACGAGGTATTCTTTGCCATGCGCTTGCCAATGGAATGAGAACCGGCAGACGCACCGGAGTTTAATCGTTCACGTCCAAGTATTCTGTACGCCTCAATACTCTTGTTGACAAGTTCAAGAGCCTCTTTGCCTACCTTGTCCGCTTCTGCTCCGTAAGATGTGTTGATGTACTCCAGCTTCTTGTCTATCAGCTCATCCCATATCTCATTGAGTTTGTTATATTCCTCGACCATCTCGTTATAGTGGGAATAATCGGCACCGAACATCCCATCCAACGCAGACACTACAGCGGAAATTCCAGAAACCGCACTCATTGCGCCTCCGACAATATCACCCGACATGATTTGCCCGACCCCGGATGCCGTTTGTCCTAAGCCGCCAAGCGCATCAATGGCACTTGTTATCTTACTGTCGTCAAATCCGAATATGTCGGCGATACTTGAGCTAAACTCATTCAATGCAGGGGCAAAAGACGTCACAGCATTTCCTATATCGGTGATTCCTTGACCGGTTTTCTTGGAATCGTTGCCACCCTTTTTTATGGCTTCTATCCCTTTCTCCAAGTCAGAGACGAAAGCCTGCCACGGTGATTTGCCTTTCAGCTCATCCTTTAGCCCTCTGATTGCATCTGTTACGTCCTTTATGGAGATTTCACCCTTTTCTATCTTTTCAATGTCCTTATCAGTGAATCCGAGCGCTTTCAATTCATCAAGTGTAACATTCGTTCCGTCACTTTCCTTTGTACCAGACATGTACTTGACAAGTGTTTCATACTTATCAATGATGGACTGAATAGCGGAAACGGACTTATTGCTGGCATCTTCAAAGAGGTCTGCCATCGCCTTTGTGGAGTGACCGAACTGTTCATCAAGCTGTTCAAGAGCCTTGTTCTTTTGGGCTACCTTGGAAGCGTACTCCGGGCTGTCGGTTTGCAGTTTGGCTATCTCGTCATTGTATTTCTGTACAAGGTTCTTGCGCTTCTCCTGATAGTTTCCGTACTCAATGAAGTATTCCTGCCATGCTTTACGTTCGGATTCCAACTTCTCTTTACTGGCATCTTTAACCCCTTTCCCGTATGACTTGTAAGCGTTTTCTTCCCAAGCGGACAAATCAGATTCCTGCTCATCGGTCAGTTTTCCATTTTGGGCCTTTTCCCACTCTTTGCGCTGCTTGTCTATCGCATCGAGTTCTTTCTGATAGTCTAAGTCAATCTGCTTCAACTTCCTTTCCGTGCCGTCCTCCATGAGGTTGACTTCATCCTGCTGGTTTTTCCGACGAATGGAAAGAAGTTGTTCGGCAAGTTGTTCTTGCTGTTTGAGTTGCTTGGTTACTTCTTTTGGGGATTGGTTTTCTTGTTTGGAAGACGAATCGTAAACTTTCAGTTCTTTTTCGGCTTCTTTTAGCTTTCTGACATTATCCTTGTAATTATTTACAACAGCGTCATCTATGCCTTTGAATTTTCCTGTATCCAACAATTTCTTTTGAGAAGATGCAATGGAGTTTAAAGCGGTTTCGGCTTCTTTCTTTTGATTAGTCCAATATTCCTTATTCTTAACAACAACTTTCTTGTCTTCTTTTTCTTTTTGTTTGTTAGCTTCTATCTGTATCTTTTTAATGTCAGCTACCACCTTTTTAGCTGCTTCAAGTTTGGATTTAGCATCAGATAATTGAATCTCATATTGTCCTGAATATGTACCTCTTTTAGAATCCGCAGCAATTAATGCATTAATTTTATCAACCTCTTTTTGAGCCAAGACAACATTGGTTTTGGCTCCGATGATTTCTCTTCTATCAGATGCTTCATTTATTTTTTTCAATAAAGAGAGCTTATCCATCAATTTTATCTTCTCAATATCCATGTTTTTAAATACTTCTGGTAATATGCCTTGAAGTTTCAAGTAGGCATCTGCTTTTTTATACTGAGTAGAGGTTTCATCTCTAATTACGCTAAGTAATTCATTTATTTTATTTTTCAGACTGTCAGAGGCGTTCTTCATTTTCTCCATTGATTCTGCAGCAGAACGAGCTGTTTTTTCAGCATAAGTAGTATGGTCTGCTAATGTATATACTGCAACACCAAGAGATACCACAGCCATACCAACAGCCACATAAGGATTCATTACGAGAACCTTGTTGTATGCAGCTTGAGCAATAGTAGCGGCTTTGGTTGCTGTAATTTTAGCCCATATAGATTTCACTGAACCCTGTTCAACAATAGTATTTATCAGTAACCCAGCTCGATAAATACCGTAAATTTCGATAAGAGCCAATACACTCTTACCTATAATGTCGTAGTTCTTAACGATAGTATCGACAGCAGATATACTTCCGGAAATCAAATCTTGATTAGCAAGTCCTATTTCAGCTAAAGCAGTAGTTATCGTATCTTCCAAATTAGACATTTGTCCCTCAATAGTCTTTGCAATAGCTTCCGTAGAGCCTTCAACTCCTTTCATTGAGCCAAATTGTTCAACAGCTTTCATTACAGATTCAACCGTTCTGTCACATTCAACTGTCATATCACGGAAAGAGAGCTTAACCTTGTTGCCTTCTGTCTGGACACGAACACCGAACTCTTTCCAACGCTCAGGATTATTTATATCAAGTATCGCCTCTGTTAACTGGTCGAAAGGCTTTGCTACCGTATTGGTAAAATCTCCCATTTTTTTCATGGCATCCATCGAAGGAGTAACACCACGATTGACAAATTTTATAAAATCATCCGTCAGCTCATCAAGTTGAAAGTTTGTTTTTGCGGCAAAGCTATTTATGTCAGATAGATATGCTTTTGCCTTTTCGGAACTACCATTCAGAGCATTAGTTAATACAGATTCATACTTTTGAAACATTCCAGCGGTTGAAACTACATTTGAAGCAACTTGTTTCAACATTGCGATTCCACCAATAGCAGCAAGTGTCTTCTTAAATGAGACTCCTACACCTTCATTAACAGTAATAACAGCCTTGCTTTCATTCTTGAACAAAGCGTATTCATCCTTTAGAGCTTTGGTGGATAATCTTACAAGAGCCTGTTGTGATTGTAATTCACCAAGAGCATACTTTTGTTCTCCTAATGCTGCCTTTGCACGGTTTAATTCATCTGATAAAGATTGTCTTTTAGGGTCATACTTTCCTAATTTCTTATATTGCTCTGTAAGCATTGAAACATCATTCTGTGTCTCACGTATAATGTTTTTTTGTTTGATGATTTCTTCAGATAAGGAATTGACAGCTTTTTCGCCATCATAAATACCTTTTTTGAAATCATTTTCCATTGTTGCTCCTGCTTTGGCAGCATCATAAATAAGGGTATTCATTTTTTTTGCTATTTTTTCCTAACTGAGCATTTAGTTTTTTAAATGTATCAGGAGATTGAGTTGAATCCATAGAAAAAAGCGTTTGTTTCAACTTTTCTATTTCTGTCCTTAATCTTACAACTTCTTGCCAATCCGAAGCCACACGAAATACGAGCTTTCCCATTTCTATCTTTATTTTTTCATTACTTATTGCTCAAATTTATCACATACCCTAAATTTAGCCTGCTTATTTTTATACAAATACACAACAATCGGGGGATTGTGGGAAAATAATTGCAAAGAAAGAACTTGATGGTCTGTTTTAGAATTTCAGAGATTGCAAAAACACGACAATGGAAGAATTATCGTGAAATAGTTTGAAATAATTGAATTTCTCGGTTGTTTTGCGTATTATCTAACTAAACACTACAATTATGGAAGATATGCTCACTTTTACAGGATGGATAGTTATCATCTTTGGTATTCTACAAATCATTCTTTTCTTCAAGGTATGGATTATGACAGATGACGTTAGTAGGATAAAAAAGAACTTAATTGACGGTACAGACGCTTCTCTTGAAGCAGCTAAAAAGGAAATCATGTTAGGACATCCTGATAAAGCATTTGAAATTTATAATAAATGTTTTATAAATGATATTGTAACATTGCATAAAGAAACTCGAACTGCTGGTATGAATTCAGAACCTGCAAAAGATGCCTATGAAGCAAAATATCAGGAAAAATGCCAATTATATAAAAATGAACTATCTAAATTGGGAAACAGCTATTCTATTGATTTTACGCGCTTTGATAATTTTGACAAAATAGATAAAATTATGTCATAACAAATAAAGGGTGATTTTTCACCCTTTACTCACTCTTATCAATACATAAAAGACTAATAATAATATAACATATTTCCATATAAATCCACCGGATGTTTTCCTCTCGCTTCTACAAACCCTTGAAATTTTACTATGATTTAAACAATTAAGCCTTGCAGCTTCTGATGCGCTATTATAGACTTTAAGTATTTTATTTGTATTGGGGGCAATCATGGCAACACGTTTACCGTTTGAAAGTCCAATCTTTTTTCTTGTATCTTCGGACACTTTGTGACCTACTATTTTCGCTACACGCTTTTTAATGGCATCTTCACTTTGTTTTTTTCCAAACATAGGATTCTTTTCGCCAATACGGGATGCTGATATTTTCGTTCTTGTATCTTTTGATACTTTATGCCCAATTAATGATAAACTTCTACGCTTCTTTGTCTCTTCGCTTTGAGATAAGCCTTTTTTTATTTTACTCAATTTCATCCTTTGCTCTAAAGGCATTTTGCGTCCTTTGTTCCAAGGAGTGTTGCCTTTGAGTGTTTTTGAAATTTTCATTTTCGTCTCATAGGAGAGAAACTTATCTGTTTTGCCAAGAACATAACAGCACCATGCTTGACCTTTTGATTTATATTCCATTCCTAATTTCAACTCAAAATCATAGGCTTCATCTTCATTATCAAAGTATTCGACAATTTTATAATCACATTTACACTTTCTGCGAATGTTGCGAAAATGTCGATTCCGATCTTTCATACTTGTAACCCGATTTCCAGAACCTTTTCCAACATAGAAAACTTCATTAGTATCTACTAAAAACCAAATATATACATAATACTTTTTCACAAATTATTTCTTTTACATATTTACACAAATATACCAATTTGAAATGATTAAAATATAAATAGCGTACCTCGACTTAACGAAGTACGCATATTGTTCAAGCAATTTGTTTTAATTGTAATAAAATAAGTAACTCGATGAACTTATCTTCATAATAAAGCGGTTGAGTACTTTTAGGATTGTTTGGATTTACTTGGTTTTCGCCAAAATTCAACCCGTCACCTGTTATTGATTTGAATTTCTTCACACCACCTTTACTTGATGGACGAGTTAGTTCTACCATATAACCTTTCTCAATCATTTTCTGATTAAATACTTGTGCGCTGATTGCACATTCATTTTCTTTCAGAAGTTCGCCTGCTGATTTTAGAATACCTTTTGATGGTGTATAATCGGGTGTAGGCAAACCAAGAGGTTCTGCAATAGTTTTTGCTAAAGCCAGTTTGCTGCTTTCGTTCAGATTAAGAAAGCCAGTTAGCCAATCGGCCACCGCTATCTTATCTTTAATGGTTGGCTCTTTCAGTAGCTTTATATGTTCGGCAGCCTTATGAAAAACTTTACGATACACTTCAAAGACTGGACGTACTTTTTTGACGATAAAGTATTCAAGGCACGAAACAGTAAGATAGTAATCATCCACATATTTAGCCCCCGATACCTGCTCCGCTTTTCGGTGGAGCAGCTTGTAATCTTCATTCTCAATAAAGTCACGAACAAGTGCTTTAACTGCACTATCTTTTCGTTCATAAATAAGCATCCAAACTTCATCCAAATTAACCGGATATTTATCACTCGCTTTCGCTAACTTTAAAATAGCATTGAAATACATCTTTATTTCTTCGCTTGAACTTGATTTTGTTAATTGGTTCATAATCTATTATTTAGTAGTTAATAATATTCTAAGTAAAAGGCAGCCCCTAAAGTCGTGCGAAGACTGCCTTTTTGAATAATCGTGTTAGTTCGTAAGAGCCGAAACTCTACTTGTTATAATCGTGCCAATAATATAGCTTACATCACGAGAACATTCATTCAGCCTTAAAACCGTATCGTCCAAGCAATCCCATTGTCCGGCATCCCGTAATTCTTTCTCATCCATCGTACCCGAAACTATACTACGGGCTTGATTAATGAGATACATTGCTTTTAATAAATCAGAATGAACAGCTTTGTTCTTTACCTCTTCAATATTAATTTCTGTTGTCATAATCGTTATATTTTATGTGTTAGTACTCTACAAATCGCTTTATAAACTTGTGTTTTCTCAAATCTATTTAGTGTCGATGCTTTGTCAGCCCCGAATGATAATTCGCCATTTTTGAACTGATATACGTTAATCCGCCCGCCAACTGTGTCATGTCGGTATATCTTTACTTCTCGATTTTCAGCTATTAGTATCATAGTCATTTCTTTTATAGTTACCACTTTTTTACCTGTTCTTTCAGTTCATCATACTTGCCATTGATGAGTAATTCAACTTCACGATGAAAGTTTATATCAGTCAAACGAAACTCTATTAAAGCACGCTTGTAAACGTCGCCCTTTTGATGAGCGTTGATTAAACGCATCATCTGTACATTATCCAAACCGTAACCGTTTTTACGATTGAGATTCACAGCTCTTCTTTTATCGCTTTCTCTTAGTTCTATTGTTGCCATAACTTTTATATTTTAGTGTTTATACTTCATTCATTTCTATCTTACTTTGATTTCAATCACCGCAATACTGACTACTCATATAACCTTTGCTATTCACATTGTAGCAGTCAGTCCAAGTAATCTTACTATCATTATAAGATTTACGTTCTACGGGTTTCTGATTAGCTAGCATAACCTTTACTTGAGCATCTCTTTCTTCTTTGAACTTGATAGCATCTTTAGCCCAAGTCCAAGCGAGTTTCAGACATTCGCCAAAGGTTCTACCCATTCTTGAATTACTTCTGTAGAATCTATGAGCGTCTTTCATGATTTGAGATAAGTTGTAGCGTTTCATAACTGTACGTTTTAATGTGATACATCATATTTATAGTGCAAATATAACGTAGTAGATTAATATTGCAAAATAAAACAATAACATAACGCATCATATTAACATTAATTAATTATGTAGTACATTAAATACCCGAATAAGTATTGTATTTTTGTATCATAATCAATTAATGCACTACATTATGGCAGAATTAAGAATTAAAGAAGTGTGTAAAGAGAAAGGTGTTAAAGTCATGGATTTATCTACTATGATAGGTGTTTCACAGACAAACACAAGTAATATAATCAACGGAAAGGTAAATCCATCACTTGAAACATTAGAAAAGATAGCCAGTGCTCTTAATGTGAGAATAACCGAACTATTCGAGGAACCGACCAATATAAACGGCTACATCGAATTAGACGGAACCATCCACAAGGTTACGAGTAAGGAGGATATTAAGAAGTTAGCGGAGAAACTTTAAAAAGTATGAAACATCTTTTTAAGTATTTTACTATATTAGTCTTTGCCCTATCATTGACGTCATGTGATGCTGAAATAGAACCTTCGGCTGCAAACTCCGTTTCAGCAATTATTGCTACGATTTTAGAATACCTATATGCTATAATTATTCTAATAGCTTGTATTATTATACGCATAATCCGAATTGTAGGCATTGTATCAATCATTATTGCTTCTCATATGCTTTATTCTAATGCAAATGCAAGTATAATAAACCCATATTTATTATTGGCAATAGGACTTATTGTAATAATAGGCTCGTTGTGTATTCCCGTGAAAACATATAAGCCACACGTTATTATTTCTAAATATGCAGGTAAACAGAAAAAAGAAGCGGAAAAACACAATAAATGGAAGGACTTTCTATATGATACATGCATTGGCTTGGCATCTGGTATTATACTATTGATTGTAGAACACTTTGTATTTTAGTGAAAAATAGCTTGATTATAAACTAAAGCCGGAGAAATCCGGCTTTAACTTCACCCATTAGCATTTCCCATATAAGTCCTACGAGAAACCTGCTTATTCCAACTCGTTCCATTCTTGTTGAAATTTCCCAAGTACCGCCCTGTAATCCGATTCACAAGATTATTAGGATTACTTGCATTACTCCCATAACGTCTCTCTGCAATTCTTGCAGCTTGTCGGGCAATATCCCAACCTGATTTAGTCCTTTTCCTGACTCAGCTTTAAAATTTAAAAGTTAAACAATATAATTTCGCCATATCTATTTCTTTTTCCTACGATTCGCTAATTCTTTACCACTGATTTTTTTTACTTTTTGACCGCCATAAATTGCATGGAGTTTATCTCGTTGCATCATTAAAAGGTTTCTATATGGAATGACTTCAAACACTTCCGTATAGCTTAAATGGAGAGTGTCAACCAAATGGGCTATTTGCCCGAAGAACGTTGCGTTTCCTACTGTTTCGGTCTTGCTGCCAGCATCGACACGTTCTTCATCAAGCTGACACACTGAAAAGCCGATATATCCATCATGGAGAAACACACCTCCAAAGCATTCCTAACTTCTTCAAAAGTCCCGTTCTCTAAATTTTCAGCCAGCTCCTCACTGCCACAGATGAAACAAGAAATGCCTTTCAGCATATCTCCAGCAATTTCAGGAAGTTCTTTAATAGCCTCCATTACATTATCTCCAGTCATGCCGATATTGGAAAAATGATGAATGACACGACAGATAATTTTAATTGTAGGAGGTTTAATGGTATAAACCATCCCTCCTATCTCCACATTCATGAAATCCAGCCCTAACAAAGCATCAGAAACTGTTTTTGCTGCTTGATTATTCATAACATTAAATTAAAAAGGCGGTGAGCAACCACCCACCGCCATCTGAAAACAATCCTTTTACTGAAAAATTATCAACCTTCCGGCACTACAACTTCCGATTCGTCAAACCACTTTTCGGAAGCCAATCCATCTACACCTGTGGAAAGGGGAACGGCCGAAACAGCCAATCCGACAGCCTTATCGGTATTAGAGCCACGGGCATTGATAGCCGCTTTCGGAAACACAACATAAACTCCGTCTTTGGTTTTACCAATCACACATTTATGAATAGGCTTATACTTGCCTCTTTCCCAATTCTTTTCTGTGGCTTTACCACCTTGTAAATCAGCCTTTGTAGCATAATCATACTCACCAATGGTGAAGTTGATTTTCACCTCACCCGGTTCAGACGTTTCCCGGTAGTACTCACCAGTCAAAGCGTTTTTGTAACGAGTTACACTTGCCTCTGCTTCTTCGTATTGATACGTGTCACCATGCACATTCTTGACCCGCTTCGTTGCTGCGTTTTTCAAGATGGTGGCTACTTCTGCGCCTGTTAATCCGGCAGCTGGAGTAGTAACCGTTTTAATCGGTTCTGCATAATACAGTTCGTCAATTTCTACTGCTGTAATCATATCATTTTACATTTAATACATTAAACAAAATTCTCACATTCACATAATGACATTTCAAAGCTGTATCCGCTTCCGTGCCAATTGATTCGATAGAATAACGATAGGTTGTACCGTCATAGGCGCTTACTACATCATCAAGCAGTTTGTTGGCTTGTCTTTCGAGTTCTGCCAATCTTATACGGTTAGAATAACCCTGAATGCGCGGTACGAATATATTCACCTCATTAAAGCTATTCTTCCAGTATTTACTTGGTATTTGCTTTTTCACGTGGATGATTATCATTTCTCTTTCCAATCCCTTTTCAGGGTCTATATGTGGAAAATCTTCACTTTTGCCGTCATCACCTTCAAAGACAACGTATATCTCGTTTATACCAAGAGCTTTGCAATCCTGATGGAGTATATTCCCTATGGTTTGCGGTGTTATCATTATTCAAATTCCTCCTTTAATCGTTTATAAGCAAATAAAGCACCTCCACTCCTGACCATAAATCCATGACCTTCAACCTTAGATGCGTACTGATAACCATTAGGAGCGGTAGCATCATTATAGAGTTCTAAGCCTTCTTTTGATGCAGTATGTTTATTCGATTTACGCAGAGTACCACTTCTATCGATATAGCTTCCATGTTTTTTATCGTATTCATCAGCTTCGTAACCAACTTTATCTACAACTTCAAGAAATTCGGTTTCACCTTCCTTCATGAATGGCTCGAAATCTGAAAAATCAAAATCAACTTTTACATCCATAATTCCGAGTAGTTAAAGTAGTTTGTACTCTTCACTGTATAAACCTCGCCTTGACCTCTTACGCCATCACCATCTATGCAACGTACTTCATCGCCTGCCTTAACAGTGATTCTCTTCTCGCACACCACATGATAATTCGGACGATACACAGAGCCGTTTTCAGATGAAAACTCTTTGGTAGTGTTATCGTCACAACGGCACTTGCATACGTCTTGCCAGCTTTCACCACCTGTTCCGGGAATAGGTCTGCCAAACTCATCCTTATCCATCGGGGTGATAACCTTAACCTGCAATATGTGGGGAGCGAATATCATAAGAAAGTCACTTTAGGTTTGTTACTCAGTTCGTCTTTCAAACCGTACTGCTTACACAGCCATGAGTACAATTTCATTAGGCTATCAACATGATTAGACCAAGACACAGAAAATCCGCTTTCGCTGACCGAAGATGGATTTTGTATCATCCACGGAATTTGCTTTGCACAAGCGACCTCTAATCTTGCCCGATTTTCCTCGGCAAAAGGTTCTTCACCATCCAATCCCGTTCTTGAAAGTATATTTTCAACTACAAGATTAGACGGGGTGTTCTTATCAAATACGCTTAATATAAACTCCTTGTTACTCATGGCTGCTATCATTCAATATGGTGTAATCAGTTTACTATATGCGGTATAGCCATAATGCGTACAATGTTTAGATTTATAGATGTATCTGAACGGACATTTGGGAACATTAATTCGTACCCCTTGAATAGCCATTCCTTCTTTTATCGAACACATCATAGCCGGGTTATTTGCAACCAAAAACACGGGATGTGTCATGGTCAGCACAACACAATCAGCCGGAGCCGTTTCCAAAGTGATAAACTGAATATCCGGCAGACCAACATCAACCGATGGATTCACGTATTCACACTTAGGAGATTCCACACTTGATGCCTGCACGCTCAACGAAACCAAAGACATCATTAAAAAGCCACACATGGCAAAAATAAAATTCTTCATTTCTTTTCTGATTTATAAAATTAGACAATGGAAGGGTAGAAGCACTACCCTATCCTTTTACTCGATACCTAATGCTTCTTTCAGTTTGGCTGTTGATTCTTCATCCAGTTCTGCAACCTTAGCCAAAAGAGTTTCCTCTTTCATATTGCCGGAAGCTTGCGCACCGATAGACTTCAAAGCATCAATCAAAGCCTTCTTCTCAAACTCCTTTTCAAAGAGGGAGATTTTCACCTCCTTCTTTTCTTCAGGGGCTTTCACTTCGGTATTTTTTTTTGCCTCAATCCGTTCAGCAAGTCTGCGGCTTTCCATATCCAGCACACGGGCTTCCTCACCGACTTCAATCACTTCACCGGGAGTATAATACTTTCCGGTGAACTTGTCGCGGAAAACTGATATAACCTTTACTTTCATATCCTACCTCCTTATGCTGATTGGATGGATGCAATTTCGCTCAAATCGAAATTAGTAATCAAATCCGGATTGGAAATCTGCGGAATCCACTCTGCCGTATATTCCATGTAGCGACCATTTTTGTCACGGTAGTTGGAGATAAGCATCTGTCCCTCTGACGGGATATAAGTACGTCCTTGTACCGGGTCTGTCGCTTCATACGGGGTATGATGGCGCATATAACCAATGTTGTCAGAAGGTAACAGAGTAATACGGTTATCCGCGTAAATCGGCACATTCTTTCCCGTCTGGTCTTTTACGTAGTCCTCCTTGATTTCAATGCGAGGCAGACCGATGCCGGTGAACACTTCGGAAGCCAAAGAAGAGGAAACCAGTCCCGTACTCAACTTCATCTCATTAGTACCAAGAATCATCTTGTACTGTTCACCAAATTCGGATGAACCAAGAACATGCTTGTTGAAAGATGCACGAGTCATAATCATCTTGGCATAAACACCAAAATCCGGAGCCAAAGAATGAAGTTTCTCTCTCAAATAAGAGATGAACATATTCTTTCCATCTACAACCACATCTCCACTTGTCGGCTTGATAAAGTTGAACGGAAGGGTAATCTCCAGCAGTTTATTATTGGTCTGACCGGAAGTGATTGCAGCGTCTTTGTTGTAAACGGTGGCTTCACCAAGCATCAACAGCGCACCGACAATAATATCCATACGCTTGTGGGCAGCAAGGGTAATCTGACGGTAGTCGTCTGCCAGGAAGTTTACAATCTCTTCCATTGCAGCCTTTTGGTCGGCTGGCTTAGCTGCATTGAACTTGTCAATCAAATCCTGCAATTCGGAAAGACGGTCAATAGACATCTGATAAGCATCACCCAAATAGGCAATCTCACCATATCCTGAACCGATATTCCTGCGTTCACGAATGGGTTTCTCTCCAAAACGTGAATTGATAGAGCCGGCCATAACTCCGGTTACAGAACCGATATAATCCTTGAACACACGAGTAGTTACTCTGCGGAAAGTAAGATACTGTTGCCAATAGATTGTGTCCTTGCGTGTCTGGTTCACACGTCTGATGATAGCGGAAACGATGTTCGCATCATCGAATAATGTTTGAATCGTTAAAAACATATCCTACCTCCTTACTCGTTAAACTCAAACCATCCCTTCATGTTGGCTTTATCGTTCTCAGAGAACGGCATAACCAATTTTGAAGGTTCAATCTCTGCGGCTGTACGAAGCAATGAAACCAATGTGATTCCGTCCTCAACCTTTGTACGGTTAAACAGAGCCGAATTAGCTACATGCTTTTGTTTTAAACCATCAACTGCAACCGCATTGAATAATACGGCATCTTTAGCGATATTCTCACCAAAAGCAGCCTTAATAGTCAATACATCATAACCGGCATTAGACTTATCAATTGCCGTTACTTCTGCACCTTTCTTACCGCTTCCGACAAACATACCCACATAAGCCAAAGAGTTCTTGGCTACTTTGATAGACAAAGCCTCTCCACCAGTGGTATAGGCTTCCGCAACTCTCACATTGATTACCGCATAAGCGAACTTGTTTTTCAAGTCTGCATAAATCGGTGTAAATCCGGGAAGAAAACTTCCCACTACCAGGTTCTGCGTATCAAGTTTGAACGGACCACGTCTACGAATACCGGTCTGGACATCGTAGCGTTCCTCTTGCTCAACGGGCGGAACCAAGTCATACTTAAATCCTGCTGACATAATTAATTCTTGTTTTGTTCAACAATAGTTTTCGTTCCCTCATCAATCATCTTGGCGATAGATTCAGATTCTTTCTCAATCTTCGCTTCCGCTGATTCGGGAGGGGTTACGCCTTTGAAGCCGTCATTTGCGAACTCCTGCTTCAAGTCCTTGAAGTATGCGTCCAAGTCCTCATCGTCCTTAATGGCGCATCGTTTGGCGTAGTTTTCGGGAATACCATACTCCTTTGCCTTTGCCATAATCTGCTCCTGCCGGGTAGCTTGTAACTTCTCTGTCTCGAATTGAGCGAGCTTATCAGAAAGAGGTTTAACGGCTGCACTCACTGCGTTAGCAATAATAGCCGCCATGTCGTCCGTCTTATCTTCCAGCTTCAGATTAGGGTTAGGATTGGGATTAGGATTCTCAATTGACTTACCGTCTTTAAGGTTATGTTTCTTTTCGTAGTTGGAAACTGCGGTCTTGGAAGCATCCCCGGCACGGAAATCACCATAGGAGTTAAGCACGTCCGAAAAACTGATACCCTCAACAATGGAGTTTACCTTTGTCTCGTCCGTTACACCCTCTGCCTTTTTAGTAGCGATTCGGGTTAAGATAGCAGTGTCCACCCCAGCGAATTTCTGTTGTAGCCCTGCCAAGATTTGTTCTAAGATTGTCATACCGTATGAATTTGATTTATAAATTTCTACGGTAAATTTCGTTATTTATAAAGAAGGTGAAAAATTATCAGATAGGTGATACACAACAATGAAGCGGTTGTTGTAAAATGGTATAAAAAAGGCGTGAAACCGAATGGAATCACGCCTAAATAAAGTATTGTAACTTATGCCGGTACAGCCATTAATTCACGCCCTACTGAACGTATTGTTTCTATAATATCTTCAAAACGTTTCTTAGACGGCTTCTTTGTTCCACTTACATATTGAGCAAACAAACTCTGAGAAATACCTAAACGTCGTGCTATGGCAGCAGCATTCAATTCAGGATGAGCTATAAATAAATCATAAAGAGGATTGGATTTCCTTTCCCGAAAGAATCCCTCAAAACTCAAATCTTCATCAAGCTCTCTCCAATGTATTCCGTCATGGCTCGTTG